GAGGAATCCTTCTGCAAAAAGCCCGCGTTTTTCCGTCGTTCACGCCTACATAAACCCATTTCCCATCGCCGACATTCTTTGCCATAACGTCAATCACGGCCTGTTGATAGTCGCCGATAGCGGTTAGCGCGTAAGTCTTGGAGTATTTCGCAAGGTCAGAATCTGCGAGCTTTTCTATTATGCCAGCCGTCATATCTGCCAAGTTGGTGTCTGCGATTGAATAGCGAAATAATTCGCGCTTCATTTCAAGGCCAGCATCTTCCGCCAGCCTGATGAATTCATCGCGATGCAGTTGTTTTAATATTTGGATTTTATTCACATCGTCTGCAGTGAATAGCGCGTCATATCCGCCAGCTTTAAACGCCTGCCGTGTGCCTTTGAATAGCTCGTTGAAGTTGCTATCCACCAGCTTATTGACCATCTGATAATAACCAGAATCGCGCAATATATCGCGCCACTTTAAGTCGTAGGAAAGAATGTCGTCCTGAGATAGGCCAGCCAGCCCAGCAACCGCCAAGCCTTGAACCCGCCTGAATACCTTTTCTGATTCAGCGTCAAACTGGCCGACAAAGCCATTTATCTTGCCCTGTTCTTGATTGTAAATATCATCAAGCGTTGGCATCGTCTAATGCTTTCATGGTTTCAACGACATTTCCGCCGCTGGCCACCTTGTCAAACATCTCATTCCTGCGCGTTAAGTTATCCTCAACCATAACCATCGCTTCATCGGCTGTCAAATCAGGGTCAGCTTCCATCAATATTTTGTAGGGTGAAGATAATCCCAAGTCTATGCGCTCGCGGTTATAAGTGAGCAAGTCTTGCTCTGGCTCTGGATAAGTTGGCTCACCAAAGTTGATAGACACATCGCCGCTGATGGGTTTGCCGTAATATTCCGACACCGTGCCAATCATGCTGAATAGCTCTTTTTCATATACCTTGAAGTCTGCTTGTTGCTCAATTGTCTGTCTATCTAGTTTGAGGTTTTCCATTTTCAATGAGAATCCGCTGCTTGGGCTACCTGACATTCTGAATTGCTTGGGCGATATGCCGTAATTGACTGCCAAGCTATTCGCCAATTCTTGCGCCACCTTATGCAGCTGCTCATAATTTGACTGCATATCCAGTACGCTTATTTCTGTATTCTGCCCGGTTAATGTCAGGATGGATAACGGATCAAGCACCTGCCCCAGCAATTCACCCACATTGTCGCCCTTACCTACCAGTTGTTTGAACGACTGAGATTTAATGATGTGGTTTAAGAACGTAAGATGTACGGCTAAGTCTATCGTGCCGTTGGTCAAATCGTCGCCTGTAAATACATCCCAGAACGATTCATCGCGCCAGCCGTTATGGATAAACACGAAGGGCAACACGCCAAACGGGTTAATCTTTTCCTCGTTATCTTCAACCGCCACCACCTTCTCAACGCCGCGCGACTTGTCTATATAATAATGCTCGTCGGCTGACCAGTACGCCCACCGCTCTGTTTCATTATCAACCATTTCAATAAAGTAGGTAACCGCCGAAGCCTCGCCGCCTGAGTATTCAACCTCAGTTTGGTGCGGCAATCTAAGCATCATTTTCGGCTTATCATCAGCCCATGAAACCTGCACCAGCACATCATTGAAAGCGTTCATGTATCTATTAGCTTGCGCCATCGTCTTATTGACGCGCAATTCAGTATATATCTCTTGCGCAGATTCATCGTCAAACCGCCGCTCCACGCCAAACGAATAGACGTTGGATGTCGCGTTTACGATGTGTTTGAATAGATTGTTATTGTCGTTGATTTGAACGTCAAGATTTAGCTGCTTAAAGGCGCGATATATCTGGCCTAACTTGCTGATAACCTGACCGCGATAATTGTCGTTATACATTTCAAAGCGTCGCTTGAATTTATTTAGCCGTGTATTTGATGATGATGCTGTCGCTATAGATGCCATTAGCCTGTATACCTCGCTCTTAATTCTTTCGGTTTATTTAATGAATGTTCATATTCTATGTAATATCCGACTGAATCGGCGTTGTGCGTCAGGTCATTATCTGACTTATCAACCTCGCCTTTGTCGTCGTAGGCCATCTGCTCAAAGTCGGCGATTAAGTGAGAATTCCGACTGCATATGCGAAGTTTAACATCACCCTCGCCATTCATCAATAAACTGTTGACCACGTTTACGCGGTCAGCTACTCGCGGATTCGCTGTTTTGATTAGCTGGTGATGAAACCCAGCGTTGCGGATTAGGTCGTAATTGGTCTGCGCTGTACCCTGACTTCTTGCCCTGCCAGAAGCATCGCCATATATTGTGGCCGACATTAACGCATGGCCGATGTGCTTGAATTTGTCTTTTAAGTAGTTTAATGAATCCACCAGCGGCTTGCCTTTAAGGATGGCGTTATCAATAACCACCACTTCGCCGTTAACCACCTGCACCAGATAGATGGCATTGTACGGATTGATGTTAAAGTCAAAGGTGATGATTAAAGGCAATGACGGATTGATGTCCATATCGGGTATAACGTGGATGTCGCGGTCAAATTGGTGGTAAACAGCAGATCCGTTGACATTGATAAACTCGCCCATCAGATACTGCTGCAATAATCGCGCATCATAATCGCCGCGAAGCGTGTCTATATACCCAGCTGGCAAGTACGGATTATCCATTGTTTTGGCTTTTATGAGATTGTAACTGTCGGTTGCGTTGGTTACGAACCTATCGTAAAACCAGCGATACCCTTCAGGCGTTCCCACCACATCCACTTGGTTCTGCTCGTGGTCTGGAAGTGGCGCACGATTACGCGCTAATATCTGCTTAAACGCTTTGTCCATTTTCTGCTTTGGCAATATGTCGCACTCATCAATCAGCGAATATCCGACCTCATAGCCGATGATATATTCAGGCTCACTCATGTTCCGAAAGATAACCGATCCAAATCCGTCAATGTTTAGCTCTTTATCTGACCTGTGCAGCTGGTATTTCAGCCCCAACATATCGCACATTTCTGGAAACTTCTCAAAAGCTATATCTCTGATATGTGGATAAGTCGGTAGATAATAGGCTACCTTTATTGCCGGGTATTGCAGTTTCTTGATTAGCGTCTTTAGCGTTCCAGCGTATGACTTGCCCGCACCAAATCCAGCGACTAGCCCGGTTGATGGTGCTTTGCTTTTCACGAACTGCCGTTGATGTGGCAGAACAGATACTTCTTTAATCAATTAGCTTGATGCCTGTGATGGATGTGGTTGTTTGCGTGATTTCCGTCTTATCTGATTGCCCAAGCCAGTTTTTTCCGAGCCATACCATCATCGTTGGATTGCCTTCCATCGCCGATGTATATTGCCGCCTTCTGAGCGACATTTTACCGCTTGAACTCTTTTGCTTGAAATAATCCGAAAATCCCAGCTTTTTCTCTCGCTTACAGGCCGCATTCAGCGTGTCATAATCAACGCCCAATATGCCCGCTATCTCTTCCCCTGTGCAATGGATTCCGCACATCTTGTCCACCTGCTCCCAATCTATTTCTGCCAATGGTTTTGTCTTCATTTTAGCCATCAAATATCTCTCCAGTTTCAGCGTGTGTTGCTTTCTTGCCTGTAAAGTCTTGCCAGCGTTTAACTATTACATCACAATAATGTTCATCAAACTCCATCATATAACATTTACGCTTTGTATTCTCACAGGCGATTAATGTTGAGCCAGAACCGCCAAATAAGTCCATTACTGAATCAACCTCTTTGAAATAATCAAAAGACCACTCCGCTAATGCTACTGGCTTCTGTGTTGGGTGTACTCTGGCTTCACCTCGCTCACTATCTTTATTAAAGCCTTTCCATAAGTGCCTAAATATTCTAACACTTGACCATTTAGACTTAACCCAAGCCATTTCACAATCTGATTGGTTGTCTTTCATTTTATCCGCAACTCTTTTGTCCCAGATGAACCAGTTGTTTGATTGTGGCAAGAAATGACAATAATAATTTGCACCCCACCAGACTTGGCGCTTAATATCTAACTTATCAACAATCTGTGTAGCCTTAACAGCATAGTCAATTGAATCATCTTTAAAATCTTTAAAATTATGGTTTTTAGCAAGTCCAGTATTGCGACCAGTTCTATCGCCTTTTTCATCAATGCCGTATGGTGGGTCTGTGTAAACTAAATCAATCTGGTTATTATCAATCAATGAGTTCACGTTATCTGTATTAGTTGAATCACCGCACATAACCCTATGCTCGCCAAGCACCCAAATATCGCCTAATTTTGATTTGGGAATTTCAGGCAGCTCTGGCACTTCATCTTCGTCGGTTAAGCCCTCAGTCACTTCATCGCCAAAGAGCAACTCATCAGCAGAAAACCCCAGCAGCCCGATGTCAAAATCAAGGTCTTTTAGCTGCTCTATCTCAGCGGCCAGCATTGCTTCATCCCACCCGGCATTTAACGCCAGCTTATTATCCGCAATAACGTATGCCTTTTTCTGGGCATCGCTCAAGTGGCCAAGCTCAATTGTCGGCACTTCTTGCAAGCCGAGCTTCTTTGCGGCCATCAATCGCCCATGCCCGGCAATGATGCCATTATCAGCATCAACCAGAATGGGATTAGTGAAGCCGAATTCCTTGATGCTTGCCGCTACCTGCGACACCTGCTCATCACTGTGCGTGCGTGAGTTATTCACATACGGAATTAAATCGTTTGTTTTTCTCGTTGTTATTTCAATCGCAGTTCTCGTCATCAATATCCCTAAATTCTATGGTCAGCATGCGTTTAAGTTCTTTGTTCTCGGCCAGCAGCGCGTCTATTATCTCCATCACCCGCGCGTTATTATTGCCGAGTATCTCAAACTCTTCTTTTAGCTGCTTAATCTTCTGTCTGGTTTCCATGGTCAGCGTAACTCGTCCTCTCTCCATTGTTGCCATAATTGCAGGGTGTGAATAGCTTTTTCTATATCCTCATCGCCGTTGCCTTTCAAATCAACGCGCGATACATACTTGATTATTGTGTGCTGTATTGGGTTTAGGTTATTCGCCATGCTATATACCATAGGCTGAATCCCCATTCTCATATAATGGTCACCGCCTATTTGTCTGTCTTTAGCGTCTTTCATTAAAATGGGATTTCATCGTCTATATACGTCGGCACGGATACTGCTGCGGCTGTTGGTGCTGGTGCCGACCTTTGCGCTGGTGCGCCAGAATTCTCAACCTTATTGCCTATTTTAACGCCTCGCCATACCTTGCCATTTCTGTCATTATCCCACAAATCAATATAATGCTCATCGCCGTTGGGCAATAGTATCTTTCCGCGCCAGTCTGCGTGCCACTCCTCTGTCTTTCTGTCGTTAGCCCAAACGCTGCCTTGACCCGGTTTAGCTTCATAATCTGCCATATTTATTTTCCCCTATAAAATCGTATAAATGGATGACGGCCATCCCGCCTTTTACTGCTTCGCCTCTTTTAATCTCAATGCGCTCTATTTGGCTATCGTCATTATATACGTTAGCTTTCATTAGTGCATCAAGAATGGCTTTCAATGTGTTGTCTAAATCAAATTTGCGCTTTGAGCGCGGATGAATCACGATGCTGACGGCCACCTGTTTATCGCCGAATCTGCGCGGGTTCACTTCTTGCACAATTTGCGATACCTCATTCGTGAATTTCACCCCTGCTGGACTTATGAATCGCCGATGCCCGTTCGCTCGCCAATAAGTATTGACGCTCGGCGGGTAGGGCAGCTCCAGTCGCACCATCATTTTTGTGTCTTCAAGTATGCTTTTATCGCCTCGTTAATTAATCCTGTCTTTGTCTTTTCTTGCTCAATTGCGGCCTTAGCCAGCAGCTCAACGCTTTGTGGTGTCAGCCGTACTAAAAACGGCGTTCTTTCAATCATCTTTTATCCTTATGTTATTGGTGACATATCCATCCT